GGACCTGTACAGATTCAACAATAGTTTTCTTGCCAAGTTTTTCTTTAACCTTTGCTACTACTTTTTTAATAGCAGGTTTGATTACTTTAAGCAGTAAGTCTGCCAAGGGTTTGGCAAGCAGTGCCGATGTAGTTGCTACGAGAGCAATGGTTGCCGTAGTCGTTACCTCGGGAGCAGAAGGTAAATATTCTTCAACAAAAGACGGTTCCTCAACAGGTTGCTCGGTTGTAGCGGTTTGAGGCGGAGCGACTTTTGATGTATCAGGTACTTGTGGAGTTTCAGGGGTCTCAGGTGGGGGTGGTACTGTAGGAATTGGTGATGATTTTTCTATCACCATGTTCTCTGGTTCATACTGGATTGGATTGAACGACGGAGTATTAGCGTCACAAAATACTCTTACGCCATCAGGATCGTCCTCCATAATCTTATCGCTACCACCTTCATGTGCCTCAACACATCCAGGAATGTTGATGACAGGCACACCAATGAATTCTGTTATTGGTGCGACCGGTGGTATTGCTGTAGGAGGACTACTTGTTAACCAATCTGGGATACTAGGTATATCCAGGTTAGTCGTATTTATATTAATCTCGGGAATTTCCTGTGTCATTTAATTCACATGATCCACCTTGATATTCTGAGTCAGGGATGAAGGGGTCACCCCCACACACCGCACTTCTACACGTAAGTTCCGTGAGCTTTTCTGATCTCTCTAAGTTCTTCAAAGTCTTTCTGTTTTTTTCCACCATCATACTCCCAAGCATATCCTTCGGTAATCATTTGCTCATTGAGGGACAAGTCTTCGTCCCCAATGTATAACCAGCCAAGTAGACGGCCATATTTACCGACGCCACCAACAAGTTCAGTCCTAATAGACAACTCATCGTCACCAGATATAGCACTCTCCAACTTTGCTTTGAGCCATTCTGTTGCGTCGATTCCAAGTTCCTTCTCCTCTAGGTTTCTGGTCCTTTTCTCCGGCGTATCAACTCCTGCAATTCTAACTCTTTCTTTCTTGTATAAGTCAAACCCAAGATCAATGGTGACATCAATAGTATCGCCGTCAATAACACGATTGATCTCAGTTACTCTGAAGTTGTAGCAAGACTTTCTGCTCGGTGGTGTCATTGCTCCCATAATTAATCTCCTTTGATTCTACGGATGCTACTATGCCTATGATGAATGTTGCCGCAGCAATTACTGCGCCAGCACCGGCAACCCAACGCTCTAGTGTGCGGATACGGTCACGAAGTTTTTCAATTTCTTCGTTCGTATCATCAACACGCTTATGAACCATTTCAATGCGACGAATAGAATTTTCTAGAGTGCTGTCCATTACAGCAATCTTTGTATCCTGCTCTGCATCTTTGTTAGTAAGGTCACTCATCTTCCAATTCATTGAAAGCCATACGGATTATATAGACGACATAGCACGTAACTCCAGCGAGAAGTATGATTAAAGATATAATCACACTCCAAACGGGATCAGTAACATTATCAAGAGGGCGTAATAATAAATTCATTTATGAAATGGTTCCCAGTGTTCCCACCCATACTTATGTACCAACTGCATTCCAACGATAGGAATCACTATCAATATTAAAGATAAGAAACCTAGTGACCATGAAGTTTCCATGGTATGTCTAACAAATAATAGCACATGGTGTCTCATATACCGTCTCCTATAAAAACATCTGGTTCTTCATCATCATCAATATACTCTACCATTCTAAGTTGCTTAATACGCTCACGAAGTCCTTTAAGCAATTCTCTTTGTTCCTCAATCTCTTTAGCATTCATTGGTCCGTGGCGTTTGTTCACACTCGGTCTCCCCAGATATCCCAAAGGTCTTTAAAATAAAAGTTGACTTCTGTCAGTGTTCCTGGTGGAGTTTCATCCTCAGACTCTGCCCACTTACGGCAAAATCTATGTACGGTTTTAGAACTATTTACTGCTAAGACTCCATACATTCTAGAGAACGCACACATGGCAAAACCATATCGCATTTTAATTAGGTCTGGGTCCATTTGCGGTCTCTCTTCGTTCGCAGGTGTTCTTTTCAAATAAAACTGGATGTGCTGTTCCATTTCCATCATAGGCATCAGATTCGTAGTAAACGTTTTCTCCCTTATAGAACGCAAAGAATACAGTTGTCAACACAAATGGAACGGATACCCAAAGAAGTGCTTCACCTAACATGATGACCTCCAAACATGTAACGCATGCCGTTTAGAATTTTGTTACCAAACTCACCTAGTCTCCTAGAATTAAATCTTTCAAATAAAGCGGCACTAATAACAGGAGTGGGAACACCGAGATCGACAGCAGCATGAAGAGTCCACCTACCTTCTCCGCTATCAGATACCCCTCCGTCAAATTTTGAGAGGTCGTGGTCATGGCGTAGTACATCGGCGGTAAGATCAAGTAACCAACTACCAACAACGCTTCCACGACGCCATAGCTCAGCGACTTCAGTACAGTCAATATCATATTGATAGTCCTTTGGATTTTCCATTGGAGCGACTTCAGCATCCCCCTCCCTAATATATTGGGAACCAAGATCACCATGGTGTAAAATATTAAACCCTTCCGCATAGGCTTGCATGATTCCATACTCGACTCCGTTGTGAACCATTTTTACAAAGTGACCTGCTCCAGGACCTCCACAATGTAACCACCCATATTCAGCACTGGTTGCTCTAGTACAGGGATCTGTGCGGGTTGCAGCGGTAATACCAGGTGCAAGGGCACGGAAAATGGGGGCACAGACAGATACTGCCGTAGTTGAACCACCAACCATAAGACAGTATCCACGCTCCAGACCGTAGACACCACCACTAGTACCACAGTCAAGATACTGGATGCCAAGTTTAGCCAACCTTTCCGCTCTCTTGCGAGAATCTTTAAAGTTGCTATTGCCATGGTCAATAACAATATCTCCGTCGCCAAGTAGTGGTAGTAACTCATCAATCGTCTCCTCAACTAGTTCTGCAGGAATGACAAGTTGAAAAATGCCTGGCGATTTACCAATTTGATTGTCCTGATGATGTACTTGATTCACAAGATTCTCAAGAGTTGTAGTAACTCCTGAGACATAACCATTCTCAAATGCTTCTTCTGCTTTCTTGTAGTTACGTCTGTAACCCCAAACCTCAATGCCTGCCTTCATCATACGGCGAGACATACCCTCACCCATACGACCCAGACCAATAATACCAACTTTCATTTTAATTAACGTGAATAGTTCCTACCATGCCTGCCCCCTGGTGAGGACCACAGAAGAAATCATAATCTCCCGCATCAGCAAATTTAATATCTTGAGACTCACCGGGGTTGAACATCAATGCTTCTCTTGACAGATCAGCACGTCCTTCCACAATGATGTTGTGGGGTGGGAGCATACCATTAACAAAGTGAACAGTCTCTCCAACCGAGATTGAAATGTCATTTGGTTCAAAAACCAGGTTACCATTTGAGCCCATCGTAACATCCACCGCCCATGCTGGTAGTGCCAAAAACAATGAAGCGAACAGCGAAATCAACAGCTTCATACTTCTTTTTTGTAACTAATTTATCTAGTAGACTAGGTTCTTTTTACTAATTTTTTTGTGTGATATTCAGAACAATATACAGTAACAAAACTAATTATAGTCCGGCTTCTTCAGGAAGGCAACCCTCCATTTGCATAGCAAGATCTCCACCCACCTCACTTGCTTTGTCTGCTACAAACAATGTGACGAATCCACTCAATACTGGTCCTACGTATGGTATACCTACAAACCATGGTGCTGCTGCCGCCCCGAGACTAGCGCCTACAACCCTTCCTTGTGACTCGCCGCCACCTGCCGCCTTGATACACTCTAGAGTCTCGGCACTTATCTTTTTTCCTTCCTCTCCTCCACTAACACCACGCTCAGTTACGATTCTAACATCACTTCTACCACCTATACCAAAGAATCCATTACGTGTCTCTACATCTCGTGTAGAAATCATTGTCTTTGGATCGTTAGAAGAGTATTTTATCTCATATCCATCTCTACCAGCTCTTACACTGTAGGAAGTATACTCACTAACAGGCAGATTAATCTGTGGTAGTTGACCGTTTCTTACCAACAGTCCGATTGTTCCAATATGTGCCACACCGACTAAGGTCCCTAGTCCAAGTGCGAACCATTTGGTGGTATTAGATCGTGGGTTTGACTGGCGGTTGTCCATCATTCATACCTTCAATTTTAATAGGAGATTGCTCAATACGAATTGTTTGTGCTGGTGCTGTTTGTGCTGCCTTCTCAATCAATCTTTCCATCTGGTCTTTTGTGATACCGCCACCCGCAGCAGCACCTGCTTTTTTACCTGCCTGAACACCAAAAGTCGCGAGCACCCCAGTAAAGACGCTCGCGATGAAAGTGGGATCTAGTTTTTGTTCTGGAATTCCGAGTGCAGGTGGTAGTTTAATGTACGCCAGCGTGAGGATTCCACCGCTCCATACAAGAATACCGAGACGGACAAAAGTAGAAAGAATGGCAAGTTGCTCTTCTTTATCATCTACACCCTCCTTAATTTTCTTGAGGAGACCCTTCTTTTCTTCAGGTTTTTTGTCCATTCTCTAGCTCTTGAGCTAGGATTATTTAGTGATATACCCGTGTTGCTCAAGATACAGACGTGTGAGTGGTGTAGGTTCATAAACTTCCCACATGTTACCAGCAGCACATGCCTCAAGTGCTGCCAAGGTCATACCCTCAGTCTTCCCTGCCCAAGTTGCTTCTTTCTCCCAAGGAATAGCGCCAGGCATGTCCTTGTAAGCGTCAGTAGCAATGTCCTGCCAGAGTTGAGGAACCTTGTCCTCGTCCATAATGATGGCAATCATACTGTTCTTAATGGTGCCTGCCATACAATCTTGTGCGGCATGCCAACCTTCGTGACGCATCACACTCATAAGCACGTAAGGACGATGCATGAATGCTCTATTCAGAAAGAAGTTATTACCAACGGTATGATATACTCCGCGATGACCGATAGGAAAATACTTTGAGTCGGCAAGATAAACATTTACACCTACATCACCAAGAGCATTCAACATACGAGTGAATTCATGTGCTACAGGGTCCCAATTAGAAAGAGGATACTCTTGTCTAAGTTGACCTACACCCCATACATGGTCCACGCCATCAGTGCACTCCAGAAGGAGCATACAACCCATGGCGTGATTAGTAAAAAAATCGGTTTCCTCAATGTTGGGCAGTGCTGGGATTGGAAGAGGAAGTCCAGTTGAACTGGGCACCGACTCACCAATCATTCCGGGCAATGCTTGAGTAATACCGCCGGTAGCAGCTTCTACAATTTGTTTTTTAATGTTTTCTTTGATGGCATCCTGGTTTACATAAACATATCCAGCGGTGCCGGTGATGGCAGCACTCATTCCGAAACTCAGAACTGCCAGTGCGTTAATCAATTTCTGCATTTGTTAAGGCGTAAGAACGCTCAAGTGTGAATTTAAGAAAATCTTGGAAGTGCTCCTCAATATTCTCTGTGTTTTTGTTACCCTGACTCACCCAGTGATGACAGAACTCATATACAGTTCTACAGTGGTCATTTAGATGATGTGATAGTGCTTTAAAAACTGCTGCCCTAAGGAGCATGCGCTCCTCAGAGTATCGCCAATCATCCATGTCTTTCGGATCTAATAAAGTTTTCCGCGTCCAAGACAACCAGGGGTCTTTTTCCATTTTTCTTCATTACGAGAATGGGTTCGTAGTCCCCAGAGTTAGCACACGCCTGGTCATAAGCATCCCAGACGTTAAGCTTTTCCTGGTTCTTACATTCTACCGAAAAAGGGAACTTTTGTCTAGCGTCTCGTGCCATTATGAGGTCTTCACCACCGGCACCCATGGACCTAGATTCAATATCTTCAGGGTGGACGTTTCTATGTTCAATAAGTTTGTCACGAACCCATTGTTGTAAACGCCTACCCTTAGCTTTGGCAGACTGTGGACGCATTAAAGTTTATCTTTTATCTTATGTATAATAGTTTCAGCAATCTGTTGGTGACCAAGAACAGAAGGGTGTTCATCATTAGGTATTAGATCAAAAGACTCATCAGCAAAGTGAAGGTCATAGTCAATTGGAGGTTCTTGTCGAGACCATAGCAGGGTGTTATAACGATAATGACTAAGACCTAATATCAGAAATGGTTTACCTAAAAGTTTTAGGTGTGATGCGATAGAGTTATAAGCAACCAGTTCTCTTGTCTTTCCATATTTGTGAGTATAAATTACTCGATCATAATAAGATATCCAATCATTGAACTCAGTACCAAAATGCTTATCAAACTTACTCATTTGACCAGATTTTTTGAAATCTTTTATCAGGTTATACCTCACCCATTTATGATATTTTCTGCTCCAAAACTCATTTCTAAATGGGTAAGTTAGTTGTATAAAAATACAATCACATTCTTTTACCAAATCAAAATTATCAGCAAAAAGTTGCCTCAAAATTTTATCATTTGAACCACCTCTCATAGATACATTTATTTCTTCGGCACCAAAATGATCTGACACAAGTTTGGACCAACGAACTTGAGTGGGATCAATACCACACTTGCTCGTTAGTCCACCACCATATGTAAAGGAACAACCGTCAAAGTAAAACTTCATCTTTAGTTCACCTCAAATACTATAGTTGGAATCCAGCAAAGGTGTCCTTCTTCACGTCTTGTTTGATGCCTCCGATGAGGTAAGATTCAACTTCTGTTTCTTGAGGAGCAACCTGTAGACCCTTCGACGAAATCCAATGTTCCGTCCAGGGGAGTGGGTTATT